GCGCAACTGACGAAGCAATTATGTTCGTTCAAGGCGCGCCTACTGCATTGGCTGCCGCAGCAACCGCAACGGCTGCACAACTCCAAAATGGTCTGTTTACTTTTGACGGCGCTGCTGGCAACCTCACATTGCCAACAGTTGCTGATTTAGAAGAAGGCATGCCTAGCGCACAAAAAGTCAATTCTGCATTTGACTTCTTTGTTGTCAACATTGACGCTGCTGGTTCTGATACAGTCACTTTGGCTGTTGGCACTGGTTGGTCTATCGTTGGTGTTGCTGCGGTAACTGTTAATACTTCGGCTCATTTCCGTGCGCGTAAGACTAGCGCCACGACTTGGACTGCATACCGCATTAGCTAATGTAACAACCCCGTCCTTCGGGGCGGGGTTTAACTTTTTTTGGAATTGATAAAGGAGTTTTAACATGGCAAATAATAAACCGATTGGCGTAGCATACGCTGATCCTTTGCTTGATTCTGTACAAGTTGGTACCTCTAACGAGCCTATTGAAATTAATACTTCAGGCGTATTAAATGGTGCTTATGCAACAACTTCAGCCGCTTCAGGCGACACCCGTCTTAACTTTAGCCGTTTAACCTTTACCTCTACAGGTTCAGGCGAAACTGCACGTTTCTTGACCCGTGTAAATGGTGCTAACGGTGCTACTGCTGGAACTATTAACGGCGCTCACATTAGCTGCGCAGTTAACACTGGTGGCACAATTAGTGGTGCGGCTAACGCTTTACGCGCAACTATCGGTGGTTCGTCTACTAACCCAGGCGGCACACTTGCTGCGTTGCAACTTGATTCCGATATTGCTTCTGGCGGCACTTGGTCTAACGCATCTTTCTTGCGCGTGACCAACTCTGGCACCGGCACACTCGGTAATTTTGCGGCTTTTCCCGCAGCAGCTACAACAGGCGTATTTCGTGCAGCCGTTGGTATTCCAGCAGCCACACATACTATTCCTGTGACTAGCGGTGGTGTAACTTACTATATTATGGTTTCTACAATCGCCTAATATGATAATTACAAAAGAGTTTTTGCTATCTGAAATCTCTGACTTAGAGGCTGAATCACAGAAGGCGCAAGTCTTCTTGGTTCAGGCTCAAGCTACTATTTCAGCATATACGTTGCTTATAAAGAAATTAGACGAGCCAACCGAAAATGCAAATCTATCTTAAACACCCAATTCATGGTACTAAGATTGCCACCATGAGTCTGGAAGCCGAATATGATGAAACAAACGGCTGGGTGCGGTACAATCCGGATACGCCTGAAGTTGAAATAGCGGAGCCAGTTAATACGCTAAAACGTCGTCGTAAAACTACGGAGTAAACATGGCCACAACAGCCAATGACCAGATTAACAGCGCTCTGCGCTTACTCGGCGTTTTGGCTGAAGGCGAGATTCCTTCGTCAGAAACATCGCAAGACGCTCTTGTTGCGTTGCAGCAAATGATTGACAGTTGGAGTACAGAACGTCTGGCTGTGTTCTCGACACAAGATCAGGTCTTTTCTTGGCCACCTGGTGCTATTGAGCGAACGCTTGGTCCAACCGGTAACTTTATTGGCGATCGTCCTATATTGGTCGATGACTCCACATACTTTCGTGATCCTGCGTCTGGCATTTCTTACGGTCTTAAACTGATCAATCAGCAGCAATACAACGGTATTGCGGTCAAGACTGTGACCTCGACCTACCCGCAAGTCATGTGGGTCAACATGACTTACCCAGACATTACGATGACGGTCTATCCAGTGCCTACTAAGGTGTTGGAGTTTCACATTGTTTCTGTTGCGCCATTAACATCTCCCGCTACGTTGACGACAGTGTTGGCGTTTCCACCAGGCTATTTGCGAGCATTTCGCTACTGCTTGGCGTGTGAATTAGCTCCTGAATTTGGTATCGAGCCATCGCCCACAGTCATGCGTATCGCCATGACATCTAAGCGAAACTTGAAGCGCATCAACAATCCTGATGACATCATGTCAATTCCTTATTCGATTGTAGGCACTCGCCAGCGCTTTAACATTTTTGCCGGTAACTTCTAATGAAGACGCCTATCTTAGGCTCTGCGTACACTGCTCGTAGCGTCAACGCTGCGGATAACCGCATGGTGAATTTGTTTCCAGAAATTATCCCAGAAGGCGGCAAAGAGCCTGCGTTCTTGCAGCGCACTCCAGGTCTTACAACACTTGTGACGCTTGGCAGCACATCAGAAGAAGTGCGAGGGTTGTGGACGTTAGGTAACTTCTTGTACGCCGTATGCGGCAATACGTTCTATAAGATTACAACATCTTATGTTGCTACTGCTAAAGGCACTGTAACAGGCACGGGTCCTGTTAGCATGGTAGACAATGGCACTCAGATTGCTATTGCTGCAAATGGTCCAGGCTACATCTACAACACAGCGACAGACGTATTTCAAGCCATTACAGACCCTGATTTCCCTGGTGCAGTGACAGTTGGTTACCTAGATGGCTACTTTGTGTTTAACGAACCAAACAGCCAGAAAATCTGGGTGACTACGCTATTAGATGGATTGACAATTGACCCGTTAGACTTTGCTTCTGCCGAAGGTTCACCTGACGGCGTGGTTGGCATTATTGTCGATCACAGAGAAGTATGGGTGTTTGGCACTAACTCGGTTGAGGTCTGGTACGACGCAGGCAACGCTGATTTTCCGCTTCAGCGGATTCAAGGCGCGTTTAATGAGATAGGTTGTGCAGCGCCTTATTCTATCGCCAAAATGGACAACGGTTTGTTTTGGTTAGGCAAGGATGCCCGTGGGCAAGGCATTGTGTACCGTGCCAATGGTTACACTGGTCAGCGCATCTCTACTCACGCAATTGAATGGCAATTGCAGCAGTACGAGAATATGGCAGATGCCATTGGCTACACCTACCAACAGGATGGTCACAGCTTCTATGTTTTAATTTTCCCTCAAGCCGATACGACTTGGGTGTATGACGTAGCCACCCAAGCATGGCATGAACGCGCAGGCTGGGTCAACGGTCAATGGACAAGACACAGAAGTAATTGCCAAGTATTCTTTAATGGCGAAACCATTGTCGGTGATTTTGAGAATAGCAAGTTGTACTCCATGCGTCCAGACGTATATGCCGACGCAGACTATCCGCAACGCTGGTTGCGTTCGTGGCGGGCGCTGCCAACAGGTCAAAACAACCTTAAGCGTACCGTTCAGCACAGTATGCAATTGGATTGCGAGACAGGCGTAGGCTTAAGTGGCATCTCACAGTATGAAACAAATTACTTACTTACCGAAGACAATGATTTTTTACTAACAGAGTCTGGTGAGTATTTAATAACTGAAGGGTTTGTGCAAGGTGCCGTACCTGAAGTGATGCTGCGCTGGTCTGATGATGGTGGTCACACTTGGTCGTATGAGCATTGGCGCAACATGGGTAGGATTGGTCGCTACGGGCACAGAACGATTTGGCGCAGGCTAGGCACCACGGAAAAGCTGCGTGATCGGGTGTATGAACTTAGCGCAACTGATCCAGTTAAGATTGCCATTATGGGTGCAGAACTTCTCTTAAGTGGCACAAATGCTTAACATCACCAACATCACGCCACCAAGAGTGCCGTTCTTAGATGAACGCACTGGCATGATTTCGCGTGAATGGTATCGGTTCTTTTTTAACCAGTTTGAAAAAGTAGGCAACAGTGCTTCTTCTTTAGAAGATTTGCAGCTTGGACCAGTTGAAACAGACTCTTTTGCTTTTGAAATAACCAAAGACATTACGCAGTTTGCCATTCAACCGGCACAAGATGGCGTTGTTGATCAGATTGCAGAGATGCAAAAGCAGATCCAAGCGGCAGAACTTAGCTCTGAGGGCGCTCTCATGGCGCTACAGGCGCAGTTAGCCAACTTATTTGCCGACGTGCAAGGGTTAGCGCTATCCCCTCCTGTGACGCCCCAGTTAAAACGGGCACGGTACGGGTCGTTTTACGACACTACCACGCAGCTTGGCACAACCATTAACACGGCTAAAGCCATTACGTTTAACACGACTGACCTCAGCAACGGTGTGTAC